CTAGAGTATTTAAGGTATTGGTCGTTAGTCGCGGCGGTTGCGCTAACTGCCTCTCCCTGAATCTTAACTACGCTTACCGCTCCTGCGTTAGTCATGGTAGCGTCACCAGAAAGGGATGCGGCAGTAAAGCCAGTGCCATCACCAATAAGAATCTCTGTGTCTGCTACTGCTTTGTCAGAGGGTACGCCTGAAGAGTTAGCATCTCTAACCTTAACTGTGTTAGCCGCCATATCCGCCAGTTCAGCGTTGGCTACACCGCCATCCTTGATTGTAATCTCACCGGAGGATGCGGCGAAGTTGGCAGAGTTAAACGATGCTACACCTTTGTTAGAGGTAGAAGCATCCTCACCCGCAATGGTTACTGTAGTTCCTGTGGCTGATGTATCAATGCCCTCACCACCAGTAATCGTAAGAGCCTCAGAGTCGAGGTCAATGTCGATACTGCCGCTGTCGGTAGTAACGTCTAGGTCTTGCGCTGTAACTTGAGAATCTACATACGCTTTAATAGATTGCTGAGTGGCAAGTTTGACATTAGAGTCAGATGCCATATCATCTTCATCTTTAATGCCTGTTACCGTTGCCCCGTCTGCGGCAATGTTTACAGAACTAAACTTACCAGTAGATGCTGATGCCGCTCCAATGGCTGTACCATCAATAGAGCCGCCATCAATGTCTACAGTATTAGATGTTACCGGGGATATTGGTAAAGTAATCCACGCATCGTTATCCTCATTCCTTAACTTCAACACATTGTTGGTTGTGTCAAACCATAACAGCCCCGCCGAGATTGAGGTAGAGGGTGCAGAAGTTCCTGTATGAATTGCATTTACCGCCGCATCAACAGACGGAAACGAGTTCTTTAGAACAGATTTAATTAAACGAAGATGATCGTCGCCCTGCGATACGTTATCTGTAGCGCCGGGGTTTGTATCAACGAGTCCGTTTAAATAGGTTGCGCTTTCTAATCCCATTAGTAATACCCGCCTGTGTTCATCACCCTAAGAGCGGAACCGGAATGTCTATCCTTGTTATCCTGTTCCTGTAGAGTATTAATAGATTCGGTCAATGCTGTAGCCCATAGTTGAACCCTAGCATCATTCATAAGAAAAGGCTCCGCTTCTAGCAGAGTCCCATACAAATAAACATCTGGCGCATTAGTAATTACCCAATTGGTTGGGCTAGAATCACTAAGAGCGTCAAATGTTTTATAGTATAACATACTTGTGGTATATACAGAGGCAGGCGTTGGCCCTAACACAATGTTTTCACCAATAATAGTATATACCTCTGGCCTACCGGAATCACTACCCGCATGAATACGGTTCATAATCTCCGGCGTAACATACTGCAACTGAACAAGTGGATCACCTGTTAAGTGTATATCACGCATCTGAACGTAGCCTGTAGGCAATGCCATTGTCTTCGTTCCTGCTACAGTAGAAGCAGATGTATCCAAAGTTTCCATAGCGCGGATACGCAAGGAGCGGTTAAACCGCGCCTCACATAGCCCGATAAACTCTGGTATTCTGGCTGTCAGATCATCTCTGTCCAACCAGTTAGCCACAGCCGTCTGGAGAGTTGAATACGTATTGATAGCCATTAACTATTCTTGCTCTTAAACCAAACAGAGTTGTTAACAATAGGCTTCTGGTCGTTGCCTGAAAATGTAGGTTGATATAACCACATAATTAAACCCTCGTAGGTGTAGTCCTGAAGTATTTGTTTTCAGGATCGTTTAAATACTTTGCTAGTAGTTTGTCATCTTTCTTGATTGCGTCACCTGTCTCTTTGCACCACTGTTCCCAGACATTAACAGGAATTGATGCTACGGTTACTCCGTTATCAGTTCCCATTGCTGACGCTTTACCAAATGTAAGTTTGTCGCCGTAGTTATTTAAGTTAAGTTTGTTCCTTTCTATAATAGGCTGTACATCTTGGTAAGTATTAATAGTTGCAGTACCGTCAATGTTGATATCCAGTTTCCAAGGACGAGAATCTGGGGTATCAAAATTCCATCCAGATGAACTCATAGCGGCATTGATCCTCTGTCTTCGGTAATTGCTTTAAATTTCTTGTGAACATTCTTTGCATGAAGTTTATGATCTATAGGCTTCTTTTCAGTGCTAACAGATTTCTTAGACTTCAATGCTTTACTAAGTTCTTTCTTAGTTACCATTACATCTTTCTCCCGAAACCAAAAAGTTATAATCCACTTGTCTCCGTTTTCTGGAGGCAGACCCATGTGCAACGATGCAGGGTGTGGAACTTTGTCTTTGTCAAGGTTTCCAAACATAAGAACCCTGCCTTGTACCGCTTGTATGGCAAGTCCCAAAACAGGAAAGACTGTGCCACCACCATCACGAACATCATTTAAGTACGCGATCATAGTGACACAGCGATTCCCACCTTCTTTTATCTTTGAAGATTTCGGCATCTCTCCCATCTCATCAGGGAGGAACGCATCGTAGTGTGGCTTGTACTCCTGACCCGGCTGATACCTTTGAATAGTTACAGGTTCCAACCGGGTAGGAGGTAGACCGCACATACCGGACAACGCTTCAATAACACCGTCTAACACATTATTGTCACCGTAATCAAAGAAAGCACCTTTACTGGTTCTTGCTTTGTCTTGGATATACTTACCATCACGGTTTATCAGATTATCACCAAGCCCTTTATTTTCGGCAAGGTTAATTATGTGTTCACATAAATCAGGTGAAAGCACATTATCTTCAACAACAATCGTAGGAGTGTTATTGTATTTTATCATTAAGCGTCTTTTACTCCGATAACAGCCGCGTTAGCCAAACCATTCTTAGCACGAAGACCGTATTCAGCGATCATCAACTGTTTCACGCTGTCGCCAGTCTTGGCAAGAGTTTCGGTCTGGAAAGGCCGTAGATAGTCAATTGACCAGAAATCATAGTCAAAGAAGTACAACTGGTTAGGCAGACACAGACGGCTAGGCACAATCTTCAGCGTACCGAAATCAGTCACCAGAACATCAATGGCGTTGATAGCGGTAGCAGGAGCCGCACCCGGCGCTTCTTTCTGAAGGTCAGCAATAACCGAGCCACCAAGCGAACTAATTTTCTGCTTGAGGGAAGCATCACACATGAGATCGGTAGGTTCACCACCGTTGTCAAAGCAACGCTCCATAGCAAGGTTAATCATTGCCATCGTCAGAACTGCGTCAGAACCCGAAGGGCTTGCAACAGACGTGCCGTTAGGATAGCCAGCCGTAGGCGAACCTTGGTTGACGATACCAACAACAGGAGAAGCCGAACCATCAACGATGTTTGACGTTCCTGCGGCGGCAGTACCAAGCCAAGACATAACAGCCGCTGATTTACGAGGCGTACCCGTAGCACCAGAAACAGCAACGTCTTCAGACAGTAGCATTTTTTCCATATCACGCTTAATTTCTTTTGCGCGTTTGGCGAGTTGATACGCCTGACTTGACTTACGGCCAGCAAAATCCACAGCCTCCGCAGTGCCAGATGTCTGGACTGCTTTGTACGAAATCTGAGCATAGTTGCCCAAACGGCGTGGCTCTGCAACAGCAAGTGCGTTCATGCTATCGTCACCTTCCAACTGTTGGTTAGCGGCGGCGGCGGCAAGTTCGTCAGTCTGCCATTCAAAGTAAGTATTGTCACAAGACCCTTTGCCCACGCTTGACATAAACGGCGTGTCCATCGGGCTGATATTATAAATGATATTACTTAGGTCTTCCCTAATGCCAACGGCACTATAAGTAGTCCTAGTATTAGTTGCGATTGCCATAAAATGACTCCTTTATTAAAGTTCTACATAATCCTCAAACAGACTAGCGGCATCTTCCGCTCTTCCTGTCTGTTTAAGACGCTTCATTGAGGCAATACGTTTTGATTTGGCATCAGATTTTTTAGTAGAACCTTTGCCAGACCTGACAACTTTGGGTTTGTTCTTTAACTTTTTCGCTTTAACATCAGACTTTTGAAGTGCATCATATTTCTGCGCTTTCATAAGAACGATTAGCGATCTATGGTCAATTAACTCTTGCAGTTCTTCTTGTTTGAACCCTTGAGATAAAGCATAAGAAGAAAGTTCTTTTGCTAATTCATTTCTTTTTTCAGGCTCGTTCCATTCAGGCACAGCGGCTATTAACTTTTTGTGTTCTTCCTGAAGGGCCATCTGTTTGATTTTAGCAAACTCTTGTTTTTGTTTTTCCGCTTCCGCTCCCTGTTGGGCTTGCGCTTGCCTAACACGTTCTTGAGCGTCGCGGAACTCTTCCTTCTTAGTAACAAATGCTATGGGGTCTTCTTCTCTGAGACTTTCCCAATCAATATTTGCATACTGTTCTAAGCCAACCATAGACTGTTGAACAACTTGTCCAAGTGCTTCTATGTATTGCTGACGCTCCGCTTGTGCCTGAGATATCTCATTAGCCCACTGCTGTTGCAGTTGGGTCATTTGCTCTCTCTGGCTTGCAAGTTCTTGCGTTTTACGAGTATAGTCAGACTGGCGGGAGTACCCTTTAACAAGTTCGTCAAGGCTTACCTCAAGTTCTTCACCGTCAACTTTGACAGCATAAACATCAGGTTCCTCTTCGGACTCATCTTCGTCTAACTCTTCCTCTTCAGATTCTTCCTCAGATTCTTCTTCGGCTTCTTCTTCAAGGACTTCCTCTTCCAATGGTTCGTCTTGAGTTTCCTCAGTAGACTCTTCAACATCTTCCGTAGGTGCGCTTTCTTCGGTTTCCGGGGTTTCCTCTTCAGGTTCCATCAAGCCAAGTAAAGCATTGTGTGCTTCGGTAATACTACCGGGTACTACTGGAAGCGGGTCATTGGTATCCGCCATAAAATTTTCTCCTTATATGTGGTATTCCTTGAGTTTTTCCGCCATCTCTCCGGTTTCAACAATACTGGTTAGATGAAGGCGAATCCTTTCAAGGAGTCGTAATGAAAGCCAACATTGCTCTCGGCTTTCGACATCGTTCACACTTGAATGTGCCCAAGTGTTATAAATACTTTCTGCTAGTGAATCAAATGCTTCGTTGTACATCGGATCGTTGAGGAGGCGTTTTGCTTGTTCCTCTCGTAATTGGTCGGTCATGTGGCTCCTATTGCTACGGCCCTCTTCTG